TGGATGTTCGATCACCTAATCAAGAATAGAAACGAGTCTGGCGACAGCTACAACTTGCTATGTGGCGCACTGTACAAGCGACACAGCAACAAGACAACGTTTCACAAGTACATTCAGGACGTAGCAAAAAACATACGCCTAGCTTGCAATGTAAGCGACTGGAACAAGGCGAGCGAGAGCCAATTAAAAGCTCGAGACCAAATCCACAAGGAAGCCGCTTTACTTTGCGAGGTTCTACAAGACAACGATGTGGCGTTAAAAATTGCATTTGCTCGAGTTCTTGGCGTTGAGCACGTTATTCCTAAAATCGAGGTGAAACAATGAACAAGCTCTACTACGCACTACTAGCCATATGGGTTTTATTCGCATGGACACAGTTAGTTATTACAGCAATTGATAAGGGTTGGTTTTTATGAGTTTTGCTATAGAGAACGCCTTCATGGCTATCTGTAAGGCTTGCAACGATGAGCTTAGACCGATTGATAGGGCAGATTTAAAAGCCCAGGCAGAGGTCATTAAGAAGCATGGAGCTAAGGCGGAATTATTAGGTTTTAGCACCATAGCAATGAAGGTTAAGATTGGACAAATTAACGGGGTATTGAGGGAGAGGTAATTTCCCTTTTTTTAGCTTGCAAGTGAATACAAATAGAATTACTATAAGTACAGAAATAGAGGAGACAACCATGTCAGATAAAACAATTGCAACATCGATTCGAATCCCTTCTTCACTAAAGAAGAAAATCGAGAAAAAGGCAGCAGAAGAGGGAAGAACGCTTAACAACATGCTGAACAGACTACTTGAACAAGCTGTCGCATAAATAAAAAAAACCCTGCGTCAACAGGGCTTAGTAATACCAGCGAGGCTAATTATATCATGCACTATTACAAGTTCAATATTGCTGATTGGGCGAAGGACACAGCACACCTAAGCCTAAAAGAAGAAGCAATACTTTTAAGGCTAACGAATTACTACGTGAACACTGAGTCATGTATCCCACTAAAAACCCAGATGGTTTTGAGAAAATTGCGAATCGCCGACGAGTCGGAAACGGTTGGAATCCTACTTGATGAGTTCTTTGCAAAGACAAAGGACGGATGGAAAAGTAAGGAGCTTGATAAAACTATCAGCGAATACCAAAAGAGAGCCGAAAGAAACAAACTAAACGGTAAATCTGGAGGACGCCCTAAAAACAAGGACTTAGCAAAACCCACTGGGTTACCAAGCGGAAAGCAAGTGGATACCGACTCGAAACCCGATGGTAACCTTAACTATAAACCATTAACCACTAACCAAGAACTAGAAACTAATAAAGAGATCTCTTTGTCGGATAACTCCGACGCGATAACTGTTCTTACCTATTTCAACGAGGTTTGTTCTAGCAAGTACAAGAGCTCAACTAAGAGCCATATTGAAAATATAAACGCAAGACTATCAGAAGGTCACTCTGTAGAGGATTGCAAAGCAGTGATTGATTCAAAGTTTAAAGAGTGGGGAAGTGACCAGAGAATGGTTGGGTACCTAAGACCGCAAACCTTGTTCGGTACCGGGAAGTTTCAGGGCTACTTGATGGCGGCAAAATCAAAAGGCCAAAGCATCGGTAGTGGTGTTAATGCGATTGGTACCAACTTTGACGCACCAGAGGGGTGGAACTAATGAGTGTATTTGACCGAATAAAACAAATGGCTGAGAAGAACAAAGGAAACTTTGACCGTGACAAGGCTATTGAAGATGTTGAACGCTGGAGGGCTGAAGCTGAAGCCAAGCAGTACGACCAGTTTAAAAAGCAGTTTGACGAATGCAGCGCAAGGGACGCGATCGGAAGGTCGGGGATACTTCCATTACACCAACACTGTAGAGTGAATAACTTTGAGGTTAAGACGGAAGAACAGGCGCACGCTAGAGACTTTGCATTGCAGTACATAACCAACTTTGAAAACAATTACGGCGGCGGATTTATCTTCTCAGGCAATCCCGGTACCGGAAAAAATCACTTAGCCTCAGCAATATGCAATGAGCTAATGAACCGAAACAAAAGCTGCATGGTTATCACTGTCACTGAGCTAATGCAAAAACTAAGAAACTGCTACAACTCAGGAAGCGAGACAACCGAAGACCAATTTATCCGAAGCATGATTGATTTTGATTTACTGATACTTGATGAAATTGGATTGCAGCGTGGTACCGATGCGGAGAAGTTGGCGCTGAACCAAATCGTAGACCAACGAATTTGCAGAATGAAACCAACAGGAATGCTAACCAACTTGGACCAACGAACCATTAACGATTGCTTAGGTGTTCGGATAATGGACCGCATGAGAAGCCAGGGCGGCAAATGGATATCGTTTAACTGGAATAGCTACCGTAAGTAAACTTTTAACAGATAGGTGAAGAGATGCAAGTAGAAGAACAGGCACCACCACTAACAAGTGATGATATGACGCCGTATGACCTGGAAGCGATATTCTTCACACGTCATGCGGATGAAACGGGGCCAGTTAATCTAAAGAGCAAGGTTAGATGGTTTGGTCCCTTGGCTAAGGGTGAGGTTGATAGGTATTTGGATGGCAAGTGAATTTGTACTTTATGGTACCGATGATTTACACGCGATAAGTGGTTATGTACACGATCACTTTGAGGGTAGCGATAGCCCTCTAAAAGGCGTATTTACAATCAAGGCAACCAGGACAACCTCAATGAATGCCCTATGGCGTGGCAAGTGGATGCATGAGACAGCTGAGTGGATGAGAAATCAAGGCGTAACCATTGAAGTTAAAAACGCAAAAGGCGAGGTAATCAGCAAGCGCCCTGTAGAGCACACAGACGCGCATGAAATGTTCGTAATGCATTGGCTTGGGTGTGACGATAAAGGGCTGCGAGAATTGACCAGAGACATGCAGAAAGGGCGAATGCTTTACATGATGGACAAGCATTCTCATTGGGCGGTAGAAAAAGGACTTTTGCTTACCTATCCAAAAGATTCAGAATATGCCGATTTGATGGAGAAGCAAAATCAATGACAACAAGTAAAAAACGATGCCCTCAATGTAGAAAGTCATTCCCTACCGAATCAATGGTTAGGTTTGGTGTTCAGCACTTTTGCAAATTCGAGCACGCGGTAGCCTACGCGAATAAGCCAAGCACAAAAAAGAAAGGCGAGAAGATTAAGCGAACCAACATGCGCGAGCGCAAAGAGAAGTTGAAATCTATTGCTGATTTAACTCGAGAGGCACAAACGGCGGTTAACGCATACATTAGAGCGCGTGACCACGGAAAGCCATGTATAAGCTGTCAGGTGCATGTAATACATAAACGGGGCGGAGCTATGGACGCGGGGCATTATCGCTCTAGAGGCTCAGCGGGACACCTTAGATTCAACGTTTTAAATATACACTCGCAATGTGTGACGTGTAATCGCTGGCAGTCGGGCAATGTAGTGGACTATCGCATAGCTCTGATTAAACGGATTGGTCTCGAGAATGTGGAAAAGCTCGAGAATGACAACAGCACCAGGAAGTTTACTCGAGAGTATCTGAAGCGCATCAAGGTGATATTTAACAAGCGGGCACGCTGGTACAAGAAGAGGAAAGGATTGTGATTAGTAAATTATGGCGCTGGCTAAACTCTGATGATGTGCTTGATAGCCTGACATTGGGGTTTTTCTGTGTGGTGTGCGTGGTGATAGTTTTTGCCTATGGGTTTTAAATTATCGAGTGATTTAAACGATTGGATAAGGTTGGGGTAATTGGTGATAATTACCCCACACAAACAAGAAGAGTGATAGAAAGATGAGTAAACAACTAAAAGTTGCGGCAAGCCCTTTAACTGGCGCTATTTACGCTGGTCATTTAATAAAAAACAACACGATGTGGGGAGCCAATAAGCAAGATGTAACAATGGATTGCTTGGTTGCTGTTGTTGAGCATTGTTTAAAGCATGGCTCTACAGTTCAAATTATGCAGCAAGATGGTACGGTTGATTTTGAAATTGACGTTAAAGATTTAAGGGGAAGCAGTGTTTAAAGCTGACATTATTGAAGGTGTTATCACCGTTACACATTGCGGTGAAGTTTATGAGCAAAATCCAGATTGGAACTATTTGCGTGAAGCGGGTGAAAGGGCTGAGGAGCTAAACGAGGAGCATGGTTATGAAGAAGATGATATTTAATGCGGCGTCTGTCGTGGTGTTTATTGGCGTTGTAATGCTTATTTGCTTGGAGTGGTAGGGATGGGTAATTGGATTAGTGTTAGCGATAGAGTGCCAGAGCAGGGGCATTATTTGTTCGCAACAAAGACGGTTGGAGTTAGGTGTGGATTTCTTAGTGGTTACGCTGCTAAATACAAAAGACCTGAAGCTCTAATTGATGGAAGTGGAAGGCAGTTTACCCACTGGATGCCAATACCAGAACCACCACAAGAGGATTAGAGATGGATTTAAACAAGCTGAAAACAGGCAAAGAGTTTGTCGTTTGTTACTTTGAAGATGATGAAAAGAAAGTTAAAAAAGCGCATGCAGACGTTTGCAAGTGGATGGGTGATGATGAGGGTTTTTATTTTCAGGATGAGGACGGCGATTTTATGATTCCTGTATGTGAAAAAACGGTTATTAAGCACACAACAATAGTTACGGAGTAGGTATGCCTTGTGTAATTAAATACGATCATGACGATGGCAAAAAACTACCAGCACACAAGCAAGAGTTATGGTGTGGAAAAAATAGAACTGGCTTTGATTGGTGTTTTCAAGATGCTCAACACGCAGCATTAGCAGATAAGCCTATTTGCAATAGCTGTATAGCAAATATTAAAAAAGCATTAGATGGTAAGGATTAGGTATGAATACGGCGCATTTCAAAGAGTCAGAATTTGCTTGTAAGTGCTGTGGTAAAACAAAGCCGAATAGCGAGCTAATGACAGTGTTGCAGTTGGTTAGAATCCACTTTAACCAGCCTGTGATTATTACCTCTAGCTATCGATGCCCCAAGCATAATAAAGCTGTTGGCGGTGCTCCTAAGTCTAAGCACTTGGAAGGTATCGCAGCAGATATTCAAGTTAAAGGTGTTGAGCCTACAGAGGTGCACCACCTACTTACATCACTATTCCCTGAGCATTACGGGATGGGGTTGTACAAAACGTTCGTTCATATTGATGTTAGACCGACAAAAGCGAGGTGGTGATGAGTGATTTCATTGAATTGGTCAATGAGTATCTATCGTACTGCGACAAGGTAAAGACATTGGTTTGGGTAAAAAAGCCAAAGCATTCAAGGGTTGTGGTTGGTGATATTGCTGGTGTTGTTGTATCTCCAAATGGAGTTACCGAGCATTATAGGGTTGGTTTTATGGGTAAAGTTTATTTTGCTCATAAGTTGGCATGGATGATTCACCATAAATGCATGCCTCCATCGGTTATTGATCATATCGATGGTAATGGGCTAAATAACTCAAAGGAAAATATTGAAGAGTCCACCTTAAGTAGAAATAACAAAAACAAAAGGCTTCATAAAAAAAATAATTTGGGAATACATGGTGTTTGCCATAGGGTGCGTCGGGGTCTGTTTGAGGTGACAATTGGTGATGGAGGGGTTGTAAAATATGTAGGTTCAAGTAGTGACTTTTTTGAGGCTTGCTGCCTCAGAAAATCTCAAGAAAATAAAATTGGTTACAGTTGTAATCATGGTAAATAACTTAATGCAAATCTATGAGGGTTTAATCGATGCAAGAAATAATTGAAATGCTTTTTAATACTGATTACGGACAATATGTTATGGCTGCATGCTTATTGTGCCGTGTATTCGTCACCGTAGCACCAGTTAAGTTAACAATGCACATTCCTGACGTATTGATGATGCTTATCAGCGCAATGGCTCTAGCGTCTAACAAGAGGGCTGATAACAAAGGTAACCCAGTGTGAATGCAATAAATGTTTTTTCAAGATTGATTGAGGCAATAATAAATGCAATCAACCGTAAAAATAAAAAGAATGCTTCCGATAGTCCTGCTGAGTTCATTAGCGACAGGGTGCAGCGGTCAGATAAATCATTCGATGACTTGGCCGCAAAACCTAAACGTGATCGAGCTGAGTGATGGTGGGATTTGCTTGGATTCTGAATCAGCGAGAAGGCTATCAGAGTTTAAAGCCGATTTTGAAGCAATGTAAAAGAACCCCTAGTTATTAGCTAGGGGTTTTTGTTTTATCTAGATGGTAGAGCAACAAGAACGTTCACGTTAACATTAAACATATTGTTTTGTGAGCCACCCGAACCGCTGGCTACCTTGAGCATATTCTGGGTTATCGTCTCCGCTGTGCCGTCAACTTTCCTTCTTTGGAACCTTAAAACTCCATTTCTAAATAATGCGACAACATTAACAAAATCATCAACCAAAGCATTGCTAAATGGGTATGTGTCATAAACTGCAAAGTCACCACTGCAAGAAGAAAACATATCAGGAAGATAAAAATACACATTATCTGTTGAAGAATTGTCTGTTATATACTGACTTATAGTTATTGTACCTGTAACTATTTCTTTATTAATCTGGTATTTAATCTTTTGATACTGGTTTGGTTCTGAGCTGCTAGTTGTTAGGTTGTTGGTTAGGTTTCTTGGTCTTTCTTTTGTCGTATAAAGCCAGCCTACTCCAACATTGCCGCCAACAATGGTTGTGTTTGTTATGTCAGCATTTCCATTAAATCTAACCTCCCCCTCATGCTCAATTCCATCAGGCGTTGAAATGGTTGAATTTGTAATGCTGTTGTCTGATTTTGTGAGCCATATGTTTACTATTTTTTCATCACCATCAACTTTTTGTGCAATTGTTAGGGGTGATTCAAAATTGTTGCCGTAACCCCCTGAATAAAACCCTATACCACCATTTGCATAACTTGCTGGCTGTGAGTTGTCTTTCCTTCTAACTGTGTCAGCGCAGCCGGACTTGATAGTGTTATAGCTCCCTTGAATTTCAAACCCCATCAATAGCTTGTTGTTTTCACCTTGAATTGCGTCCTGTGATGTGTAGCCCCACGGATGCGCCCTTTCTATTGTGTTGTTAGTTCCGTTTGAGTCAATTACTACGCCTTTGTTATAACCTTTACCGCCTATGTATTGATGGTTCCCGTCCGAAGTATCTGTGTAGAATAACTGAGCTCCAGACTCAACATCTTCTGGTGCTGTGGCTATAATTCTTCCCGTGTTCCACTCATAACCTTTTTTTATAAAGAATCCGCCTTTGGTGCATCCGTGAATTATAGCGTTTTCAACTATAACCCCAGCGCCCCTTTCCCCTATAACGCCTGTTGCTGGAACTGACTTACCAAAACCAGGGTTTATTCTTAAAGCGCCTTCAATAGATGCTCTATCCGTTAAGTATCTAGCTGATAGGTCTGGGCTTTCCTGGTCATAAAACTCTGAATTAATTTCATAAACAGTTGTCGATCCGTCCCAAGAATCAATTAGAGGTACGATATAACCACCAAACTCAACTTTTGCGCAACCTCTATGCACAACCTTTGAATTAATTCCGATAAAGTCCGTTATTTGTATCTTCTTTCCAGTTTCAGAACTCCAATCTAAAGCGTTTTGGAGCGCTACAGTGTCGTTAAATGCATTCGAGTTGACCTGTAACTTACCTTTAGAGTCAAAACTGGCCGCTCCACCCTTTATTCCAAAAAACTTAGCGTCAGGTTTATCAATCATGGAGCTCGAAACTAGTCGATTAATGAATGGCGCTTTTAAATCTGTTATTGATGAGTCTTTGTTTTTATGTATTGTAGGTATGCTGCCTTGCTCTAGCTTTAATGAGAATGTATTAATCATCTCAAAAGTTACACGCCAGTAATCACCGTTATCTGCAAATGATGCGCCTGATTCGACTGGTACGCAGTCACTTGATGCGATACTTGCAACGTGCGATACCGTAGACAGCTTTTGCTTTTCATCCTTGTAAACATCAACGTAAAGCTGACCAGTCCCGTTAAGCTTGCCGTCAATGTAGGTTACGCCAGATAGAGGGCCTACAGCTTTAAATCCTGAAAACAGTTCGTCGCCAGCAGAATATGAGCGCGGCGTTTCGTCAGGTGGATTTGCTACACTTCCAGCGATAGAGAAGCCAGAGTTATAAATTAGGTTTAGTCCGCATGATGAGTCTTTTTTAACTACTTTTTTAAGTGCGTTTAAAATCTGAGGGTTTTCAACGCTGTCAGGATTACCATTGGCATCGATACCAGCTTCAGCAAGAGCAGACTGCATAAAACCTTGAAAGTCATTACCAACGCGAGAAGATAGTGGTGAGCCATCATTTGATACGCCTGGACTTGTCTCATCTTTTAGTGATCCATTAGGGTATGCAGAGCTTGATGGGTTGGCTCTGTTACCAAATTCGTCAGTTAATTTAACAGCCATTACACCCAGCTCCCTTTGGCATTCCATGAAATTGTTGATGAAAAATCACTAGGACCAACACTTGATTCACTGCCGCCCCTTCTAGCTGAAACAACGACGCTTGTATTGCTTCTAGACTCTTCTGTTGCATAACAAGCATTATTTGAAGTTAGCACCACAGTAGGAGATGAGGAAAAAGAATGAGGGAATGTAACAGTCCTTATTCCACTTCCAACCGATTCCCCAACCATCTCAGCAGTGCCATCGAAACGCAGAAAAGCTATTCCACTGCTAGTGGATATCTTTTTGTATGGGTATTCTCTCCAGTTGTCCAATGTGTCTGACACCGGGTCAACTGGAGCGCTATCTCTTCCGCTATCCTTGTTGCAGTAATACTGCTTTCCGTTTGAGGCTGTGACAATAGTTCCTACAGTGTAGTTAGCAATTACAGACCACCTACCATTAACAAGAGCGTCAAAAACTTGAGATGCAGTTGCAGTGTCCTCTGTTCCGTTAGGTGTGTAACCAGCAGCATTCATTATTGCACCAGGAAGCGCCATTAAGTCGTTAACCCATGACTTTTCAAGATAACTACCATCTTCAACACCAGGGGCTGATCTGTTTAAGCAAGGTCCAGCCGGGTGTTCTGCGCTAGGAACACCCCAGTCATCGCCATAAGTTGCACGTTTATTAAGCATTGTTTGTTGCTCCTTTATATCCAGCAGATTGCGCCGATGTATCACCAGCTCTATTTGAGGTGTCACCAACTCTAGTTAAATCAAATATCTCAGCGTAGCCATTGTATTTAACACCTTGTGGTTCTGGAATGATTCCTTTCTGGTTCAAGATATTTCTTGCCACTCCTGATATTTTACCATAAATTTTAATACCAAACGTCATGTCTTCTGAATCTATGATTTCAACACTGTCAGCTCCAGGCGCTATAAACTTAACCGCTGATATGATCCCATCATAAGTAGCTTCTGAATTGTTCTTTGAAATCTTGGCTCTTAGTAAGTGTCGATAGTACTCATTACTTAACCCTGAGTCGTCCTTTATTGATTTGGCGCTTGATCTTGAAGAGTTATCCCCTGACCTGTGCTTTGCTTCTATAGTGAATGGTTTTGAATATTGTGCGTTACCGTATTGACTTCTTCCGAATTGAGATTGATTTGAATACGTTGTTATCTTGTCAACTCCAAACCTTACAACCTCCATTTTTTGATCAACAATAACCGTTCTGTCTTGGTCAATAACTCTACCAATCAAATTTAGATTTTTAGATGTATTAATACTAAGTATATCTTGAATATCTAAGCACGCCTGATAAGCCGATTCAGCAACATTTGGCATTATAGTAAGGAATGCTACGTTTTTAGGGTAAACCCTATCTTGAGATAATATTCTGGTCTTTGCTTTTTCAGTTGGCGTCATGAAATAGTCACCTTAATATCACCCTGAGAAAATGTAGCAATCTCACCGTAAGCAATGTTAACTATCTGGCCTGTTCCGCCATCAGTTAGTGAAACATCGATTGATTCAACATAACCATTTTCAGCTATGATTTTATTGACAGGAGTGTGTAACTTACCCGCTGGAACGCTTTCACTAATATCAAATCCAGTGCTATCAAAACCAAGACTAGTAACACCTTCAAATAAGGTTGCGTTAGCATATTCAATAATCGCATCCTCAATATCAGAAGCGGCATTAGACGAGAGTTTTCCAGTCTCCTTTACCTTTACATCAATGTAAACTGTTTTAGTTTCAGGCCTAAAGAATGTAGCCCTAAAAGGAGCTCCGTGTTCTGGAGTGGTTGTGTTGATAACTTCTTTATTAGGGAACTTGCTGTTAGAAAAGTTTTGACCGCAGCCTGGGTTTTTCTTTCCTGCCATAGCCTTTGCAATATCATCGCTATTACCACCAGCAACAAAAACGATATAAGAGTTACCAAGTACACCGTTAGCATCTGTCGCCTGCTCTTCATTCTCATCTACAAACAAGTGAGTAATACCATCAAGACCAGATATAGCCGCTCGAATAGAATCTAGTTGATTGTTACTTTGCTTTGCAACTTCGTTCTTTCTTCTGATTCTTAGGTCTGAATCCGACTCTTCATTATCTCCAAGAATTGCCGCGTTAGGGTTTACAACTGATTGCCAGCCACCAACAGGGTCAGCAATAATTGAAATGTCTCCAGCGCTTGCTGATTGCGCACCGGGAGTTAAACAAGTTACATTTGCCTGAGTTACACCAGATATTGTAACACCTGAATCAATAGACCATAGAGAGCCGTTAGATTTACTTCTAACCTTCTTGCCAGCAGGAACCGTTGTCCCATCAACACCAGAAATATTAACAAGCGCAGTTGAGAATGTGGCATCCTTTCGGAATACCTCATTAATGGCACATAGATTATTAAGTCCCTGACCAATCGCTGTGTCTGGGTCACAAGCAGAAAAAGCCAAACCAATCTGATCGTCTTGATTTGCAAACATTTCGGCGTTGATTGCAATAGAGCTACCATCAATTGATTCAGGTCTAATATTCCATTGACTATCAATTGCTAGGTACTTTGTATCTATTTCAGTCTTGTATTGGATTAACGTTTTACCAACAAAACCACTTGCTGTAATCTCAGCCATTAGAACGACTCCATTATTTCATCTTGTCCGAAAGGTGTTGCTATTGTAACACTAACTGAGACTTTTCTCTTTTCGTCTTGGGTTATGCTCATTTGAGTTATAGCCAAAACACCGTCAGCCGTTAATATTCTGCGTCTTAATTCTTGTTCTCTTTCTACCTCTGAAGTTTTCCCAAGAACGCCATTAATCATCTTTGTTCCGTCAGTTCTGTCCAGAAAATACTCACCAAAAAAAGCCTTTACTCTCCTAACCACACCCTTTGATATTGCAGCTTGGCCATATAAAAAGTGATCGCCACTTGTGACGATTTCACCATTAATCTGATTTCTAATCATTTTGGACCGTCCGTTTCTTTATCACCGCGAGCAACGCCGCCATGTCTGTGAGTTAGCATGTTAACTCCAGCAACCATTAAACCAACAAGCGCATTTATAACCTTGCCTGTAATTGTCTCAGTAACCGTTAAATTACCCATAAATGTTGAGGTTGGTGAGGTTACGTTAAACGCCGTGGATTCGATATTAAAGTTTCCAGTCTTCCAGTTAGTGTCTGTAACGTTAACGTCAATAGACCCGTCAGACTTTAAATGAAAGTAGTTAGAACCATCTTTAGTTGACATCCATGCGCCATCATTTTTAAAGCCCTTTATCACGTTAGGCAGCGATCTAAATCTAGGCTCAAAGAATGCGTCACTAATGTCAAACTTTCGCATTGTAGAAGGCGGAACAATGCCACCTGAGTTAATCCAGTTATCAACACCTCTTTGCGAGAAGTGAATTAAACCTTCATTTCCTGGGGATACCTTGTGGCCAAATACAACATCATCACCAGAGAAACCAACAGGAACCATTATGATTTCTGGGTGAGTCTCAAACCCTTCTGGGGTGTGCTTCTCTATTCCAATCTGAACGGTAGCCATTTGCTCATCTGGGTTAAAGTCAATAACATGACCGGGTATACAAAAGAACTTAGCTTTTAGATACGAGTCCACACCAATCTGTATTGGTCTTGTAAGTGGACTACCCTTTATCTTTCTTTCTATCTCAGACATTGGACCCTAGTTTCCCAAGTATCACCCTCAAAATCCCCTGTATGTGTTACCTGAAGGATTTTATACCTACCCTGCTTTACGTTAACCTCTCTTTCATAGATGCCGCTGTAATTGGCTCTAGGTGATACAGATTCAATGTTAATGTAAGTGTAAGGGGTAAGTGCTGGGTTTAAATTAACGACTATGTTAGCGCCTACATCCGTAACCTCTGTTCCTCCGATTAACAATCTATCGGGGTCGTATGTCTCCATAACTTCAGACCTTACGGTATCGCCTTTTATTATAACCGTTTTTTTGTTTTCTATCTGCCATGTAAAACCGTGAGTGACCGCAAGCTGATTCATCGCTGACTTAACATCAGTCGACAAAGAGATTCCCATCATGTAATCGGGTTCTGATGAGAAGTCACCATAAACTGATATTGGCAAGCCAAACTGTTGAGCTGTAAAGTTGATAACTTCAAGCGCTGGAGTGCTACGGCCAAACGTTTTAGAAATCTTTGAGTTTTCATATTCAAAACCAGAAGAGCGGCAATACATCAATACAACTTGGTTAATACCGTCTGGAGAGTTATTAAAAGCGTTCCTGATGATTCCCTTGAATACAGTTGATAGGTTACCCTCATATCCAAGTAAAAACTCTATGTCGCGATATCCGGCCTTTTCTCGCGATTCCCTACTTGATAGTAAATCTCTGTTTTCTCGGTTTAGGTTAAATATTTCCATCTCCGCATAGCTAACGCCGCCGCCAAAGATATTCTCTATTGTGAATTTTACTTGAGGTGCATCAGGCTTGGTTCCGTCAATTAGAACCTTGCCATTGGATTTAATTTGATACTGTCTCTTGAACTGGTTCATATACCAACCTGTTATCTAAGCCAAGGTTATCTAGTGTTGGCTGGTCTCCCTCTAGGTATAGCTTACCAATGCCAAGTTTTAATTGCTCTAATAGGTCAACGCCTGGGTTTAACCCCTTGCCGCCAATCTGTAAGTCCTTGCCAGACTGAACTAATCTAACTCTGTAGAATCTCCCGGAATAAGACCAATCCAAGTGCATCTTTATTTCTGGCTCACCTATGGGAAGGTCAGCAATGATGAACGATTCCCCTTGCGGTAATTGAATGCTAAATCTGCTCAAGTGCTAACCCTCCAAGGTTTGCTGGTGGCGCAGCTTGTACTGACTCGCTTGTGCCATCCCTCAATTGTGACTTACTAGGCTGATCGCTTTGTATGTTAGATTCAAAGGTCCTAACTTCTTTCATGTCGATTATGATTTCAATCGAGTTTTCATTATCAGGGTTGCACTCGTAGTAAATCTTCTTGATGTGGTAGTTAGGATATATTCCTTTAGTTGTTACAACCTCAAAAACCTCCATTTTGTCGGCAGACTCTATCATTGCTTGCCATGCCGCAGCGCTTCGAGTGTCTTGAGATGCAGCAGAATTTGAAGCGTTATAAAGGGAAGCGGCAGTTCCTGCAATACCAGTTACAAGGGGTGGCAGCTTTGAGCCAGCATAACCCGCACCAGTAGCAAGTAATGAACCCAAAGGCCCAGCAAAAGGCGTATCACTAACGGCAACACGCATTGTAATTAGCTTGGGTAGCTTTCTGATATGGTCTTGGTAAACCGCGCCACTTTCTACTGAGTAATCCGTGGATTCATAAGAGGCTTCCATTGAATTGCTAAATATACAATCAAAAGTAACCCCGCCCACAGACGGGTTGGACTTGCTAAAGATAGTGCTAATCATTGGCTATTTACCTGTAAATCTTGCTCTGTCTGATTGGCAGCGCCGTTAATCACCTTGTAAACCACGCCCTCAACCTGACCCTGAGTCATGCCACCAGCTTGTATTGTGATGTTGTTATAGTTTTGTACCGAGTTAGAGCTTCTATTTGTGGTGTTATTGGTCGCACCTTGGTTTAGCATCTCGGCAGAACGAGCCATAAACTTATCTCGATACTCATCACTTACGCCGCTTGAGCTTTCTCTTTCGTACGGGGTGGACTCGATCAAAGCGTCACGGCTTAACATAGGGTTATTTTGCCACCCATCAGGGGCTATTTTATCAAGTATCGATTCGTAGATGTCACTGAAAGTACTTTGAACAACTTCACCAGCCGCCGCTTGATAAGTCTGAAGGAATCCCTCAGAGCCTTCTTGTGCTTTTCTAGACTCTATAAGCTTGCCTGTTACGTAGTTTAGAGACTCGGTTGAGCCTTCCATTAAACTTCCGTAAAAGTTCTGCCACGCAGCATCTGAAGCCTTTGCTGCATCAGTCCATGCCTGTTCAAAGTTTTCTGCTCTAGTGGTGTTTTCCTTGGTAATGTTGCCAAGCTCATTAGACCTAGCAATCATAGCCTCGTAACCTTCAACGCTGGTTTGCATTAGGTTTCGCGTCCCGGTTGTGAGCCCCATAACATCAAAAGCTGCTTGTCTTTGTTGGGTGTTCATATCACCAAATAGATTAATCAAGCGCTTTAGAATGTCTTCCTCATCGCCTGACTGAAACAAAGGTATTACGTCTTGACCTGTTATCTTTGTGAGCTCTTCTAAGTACCCAAGGTTACCAACCTGTAGACCTTGCTGTGTAGACCTAAGATTCATCAGTAAGCTCATCGCATCCTCTTTAGCACCGCCCAATGATTCGGACATATGCTGTAGGTTCTGCAATAAAATCGGGTCAACCTCAAAGGCCGCTGTTTCCTTAGCGAGACCATCCCATTCAGCAGCAAGCTCACTTGTTTTGCCAAGGATTGCGTCAATAGATAGGCCACCAGCAAGAACAGCACCCAAGGATAGGGCACTGGACTTTATCTGATCGAAACCTGATTGGACCTCGTTGAACTCTCTTTCATCGGCATCAACGGAGACGCCAATCAATAGCTCATCAATTACCTTTGCCATTTGCCATCTCCACGTATTCAGCCATTACCTTATGCATCATCTTTAGGTCTTCAATGTCATACTTGCCAACCTTTAAATCATGCCAAGTACAAAGAGGGGGGAAGTTGTATTTTGGCAGCCCAATGCAGGGCCACCATAAAAACCAGTCTACACCTTCTGCAACTTGCGTTTCATCGCTGCCGCTTTCGCGTATTCCGCCAGCTTGCTTTTCTCCACTTCCAGATAGAGTGCAAGCTCCGTAAAATTTGCAAACAGAACTTTAGCTACTAACTGCCAGTAAGAAGTAATGTCGCCACCAAAGGAAAGCTGAGTAACTTGGATATCATCTGGACCCTTTGACTTGGCCAAAGCAGCACTAGCGACTGTCTTTAGTTTATCATCGGGTAAATCCATCATAGCCATGATTACCGCGCCCGTCATATCTTCAATCTGCAAGAAAGGCATAACCTTCCCTGAGATTAGAATCTTAGACACGTCAGCAGAGATAATAGGGCTCATTCGCCCTACATGGTAAATCTTGCCACCAACTTCAAT